AGATGAGGGCTGAGAGTTGTTCTTCCGTCAGTTGTTCGACGCCGTCGATCTCGCCCGCATCAAAGGCGGCGGCGAGGTCGGCTTGCCAGAGGCAGCGGAAGGCGAGGCGTCCGTCCGTGAGCGGCTGGCCGGTGATCGTGCCGTCCGTCAGGCTGGCGGCGCGGATGCGGGTCTTGGCGGCGTCGTCATAGTGGCCGCCGATGGTGAGGATGCTGCGTCCGGCGTCGGGCAGTTCTTGGCCATACTGCGCCAACAGTTCGGGAAACATCGTGCCTACCGCTTCGGCGGGCACGGCGATGATGCGTTCGGTGGTCTCGAAGTTGCTCATGGTAAGCCGAGGCCGGTGCCGAGGGTTTGTTTGTAGAGGGTGTAAAGGGCAGAAACAGTTTGAGCCGAAAGACCTGCATTTACGATTCCTGCAACTGAAATTGTTGCTGAAGTGAATCCCGCTGGGCCGTCGTTGCCCCCGAACAATACGTTTGCGCTCAAGATAGACATTGGACGAGAGCCGGAGGATGGAGTCCGCGCCAAGGTGTTCGACCCAACCGAGGATCCGTTGCTGTATAAAACGAGCGAGCTTGTGGAAGTAGACGAAGCTGTTAAAAACGCAGTAGATAACGCAGTAGCTTGAATTGCCGTCTTATTACTGTCGCCAATCATGCCCCTACGGCGGGCAGTGGTTGGCTCCCAAGCATCAAGTAAACAATTGTCTGTGACGCTGGAATAAGATCCCATGATAGATGCGCCACCGGACGTTTCCAGATTAGTTCCGCACGCAAAAAGGGCCGATGCAGACAGGTCTGTTAAACGGTTTGTCGTCATTTGTGTGGCTATATAGGCGCTTGTGCCATTTCCTGTCACACCATCCACCCCCCAAGTCGGCCCATTGACCCGCGTCCCTTGAAACGTCCCCAAGCCGCCGAGTGAAAAGACTCGCGTGTCGGTCGGGTCTACGCCGCCACTATTCTGGCTGCTGCGGAGAGGCCAACACACCATGTTTTGCCAAAGGCCGAGGGATTTGACCCCGCGCACAAAACTTGACAGCGCAAGCCTGTCGGTTGCGCCGGACGCTGAACAAAACGACAAGGCGTCTTTGTCCAGACTGTCGCGGATGATGAGGTTGAGGGCCACGGTGCCTTGGTCTGCGATGACGGAGGCAATGCTCATGCCTCGACGCTGCGTAACTCCAACACGCGAACGGTTGTCGCCGCGGGAGTGAAAGCCGCGGTCGTCTCGGCAATGGCAAACACGGAAGATGACGTCGCGGTGATCGTTTTGCGGAGGAAGTCGTCCTCGGTGAACATGGTGTCGCCCAGATCAACCGGCGCGGAGAGCGTGATGTAGCCCAGATACTTGTCGCGGTCGCCGGAGGGTAGATTGAAGGCCGCGTTGTCCGCAATGCCCGCGGGGGCGCTGGAATAAAGGTGCAGGCGCGTCTGGCCTTGCGTGCTTGATCCGGCATCGATCCGCATTGAAGCGTAAAGCAGCACAATCGTCCCGCCGCCTTCGGGCGCGATGTTGGTGAACTGGATGACGCTGGCCGGATCGGTGCCAAGGACGTCGTTGGCCGCGTAGGGCGTGGTGTTGTCCGGTCGCGTGTTGGAGACTTTGGAAATGTAACGAGGTTTGATCATCGGCGTGTTTTGACTATACCGGCTCAATGGCGCAAGGGTTTATTGCGCCTTGTCCGGCGCGTTGACGATCTCGCCCAAGAGCGCCTTGACGGGATCGGTGACGTCGTGCTTGACCTCGGTCTTGTCGGGTTCGGCCAGTCCAAGGAGTTTGACGAGTTCGCGCACGGCTCCGGTCGCGGCGCTGCAATCCTCGCGGGCGTAGGCTTTGTCGTGGATCTTCTCCAGCTTGTCCGCGGCGCGGGCAATCATGGTTTCCTTTTGCTTCATGCGCGTCTCGCGGGCGATGGGATTGGCTCGGTCGATGTAGTTGGCCGCGGTTCGCTTGCAGACTTTGAACTCGCTGCAAATAGAAGAAACAAGATCAGTGAAGCGGCGACCTTCCAAAATCCAATCGGTCACCACGCTCACGCGGTGTTCCATTTCGCTGTCGGAAGTGATTGGCATGCGTCTTTTCTACTCTGTTGGTCAAACTAAAACATTGACCGCGTTTTGACTAACCCGCTCTATCTTATTCGTCTCGCTTACGCTCGCCTCAACTACCATGAGTATTCCCCGTTGGCATTAACGCTAATTTGCGTTGCCTGTTTTGCGCGAATGCGACTGACCAGTTCTGAAAAAGGACGCAACTGATCATGCGGCACAAAAAATGCGGGATTAGGCGTATTATGAAACGCCTTCCATTCCTCCCGCATGCCCTGCTTTGCGTAAAGCCATCCCACGATTTCGTAGTTTGGACATGCCCCCCTTACGCCAATTACCACACCCGTATCGTCGGGGCGCACTTTAACGTCGTCTCTCATTGACCAGCGAACCTCAAAATTGGTTCCTTCAATGTCTGGAACGTGAAACGATCTATTGTTGCCGCCCCAGTATGCTCCCAAGGCTTTAGCAACGGCCAATTCGGCCTGCGCCCCGACGATATGATGCGCCCACATTTCGCCCACCTTTCGTTCCGCAAAACGAGGTGTTCGCTTGGCTATGATAGAGTCGGCGTTGCGCTTCATGCCAACAAACGCAGCCATCTCTATTTCATAGTCTGCGAGCGTGACGGTCATCAGAACGGAATATCGTCGTCAGTCGCCGCTTCGTCAGTAACCCGCGGTGCCGCCGGTTTGGGTGCATTGTAGTTGCTGCCCTTTTCCTTTGGTTGCCACGGCGGGCCAAACTTCAGCGAGAGGAAGTCCTTCCCGCTTTTGCTCGTTTGCTCCCAGATGCTGATCTCGTAGTCGCGGCCTTCGATTTTGACGGGGCCAGACCACTTTGGAGCTTTTGGATTATCGCTCTGGCGCGGGAAAGCCGCGCCTCGGTTGTCGTCGTTGTATTGCATGTGTTTGTGTTGTTGGTTCGGATATCCAGCGTGCCGTTGGGCAGTGCTGAAATTTGATCGCTGCGGAAGTGGCAAATCGCGCCGTCGCGCTCCATCGCGCATGTCCAGATGTCGTTGGCCAGTCCGCTCTCGCGGCTGACGATGATGGCCCAGCCATAGCCAATGGGCGTCGAGACGGGGAACGGGCGTTGCAGTTCCAGCATCATCGAAAAAAGTTCCGGCGGGTCGCGGATAGCGCGATACCGCGACGGCCCCCACACAATGCTGTCCCACCCTCTCCCCTTGAGGTGGTGGCCAGATATGAGTTGGCGCAGCCTATTCCGCCGGAAAGTTTCATCGTCTCTTGGTTTTGACTAAACCTCTACGAAAGTATTGCGGATTGCGTTCCATCCACGCGACGACTTCGCCGGTATTGCCGACGTCCGCGGCGCGAAAGGCGTTGTCGCAAACGAGATAGCAATGCTCCGCGAGAATATTCATCACCGTAATCTCGTCATCGTGCAGGACATGCTCAATGTAGCTCTCCAGCGTGTTGGGCATGTGTGGATTTTATGGGTGTGGTCAAATGGTTTCATGCCGCCTCCCATCGAAACTTTTGCTGTCCGTAAATTGGTTGCCAGTCACGGATTCTGTTTGCACTGCTCCAACCCTTGTGTCCTTTGCACTCGGCCACGATTCGCCAGCCAGCGCCGCGCAAACTGGCTCCGGTTTCCGTTTGCAGCGTGTAGGTAACCATCCGCCCCCCCCCCATCGCCCGCCACGCACGCCACGCGGCACCGTAAAGCATGGACGGCGCGTTCTTGGCTGATTCTGGCGTCACGCATACGCGCAACACTTCGGCGGTATACCCATCGTCAAGTTTACGGGCCAAAGGGCGTCCTACAATGGCAATACCGCATAGTCCGTCTTCTGTGCCGCAACCGATAGCAAATTTGCCGCCGTTGCGAGAAGTTCGACCATTGTGCCGGTGATGCTGCTCCACGAAGTCGTTGGCCTCGCGCAGCGTGATTGGCACCAACTGCAATTTCACGCTGCCACCACCCCTTCTAACTCGCGGATCTTCTCGCGGATGCGGGCGACCTCGGCTTTGGCCTCTTCCTTCCACTCCGTTTCCCAAGGGCAGTCGGCTTTTTGTCTCCGGTTCCGCGGATCGCCCTTCATTCGCTCCAGTTTGGCTTTTAAGGCGTCGATGCCTTGTTTGGCATCCCAGACCCCCTTGGGTTTAGGCAAAACCTTGGAGGGCCGTTTCCGCGCAATTGCGGCGGCTCTGGCTTTCATGTTCGCCTGCCAGTTGTGAATTGGCTGGCCGTTCCAGCCTGTCCAGTGGCCGGAGGGGGCGATGGCGCGGGACTCATTGTCGCGCCAGATTTCCTCCGCGATGTCTTCCTCGACCATGAGCATGCTGGCTGCAACTTTGAATTGCTCCAAAGTAGGAGTCTG